AGTTTTTACATAATATAAATTATAAAATACCTTAAATTTTTCAGATCAAACAACCCTGCTCACCCTTGAAAGTTAAGTACTTCCCTCTGAAAGGGAGAGTACTTAACTTTACGGCACTTTCACGGTGGCGGTAGTGCCAAGTTGTACTCTTTAGACAAACGAACATTTCAAACCGGCACTTGAAGACCAAAAAAAATTGAATCCAGTAAAAACGAATTCCCAAGCATCAACAAAACCGAACACGCATCCAAAATGAACTATTCCAACATGAAGAAAGATGATCTCAAGGCAATCTGTAAGGATCGCAAAATCAAAGGAATTTCTGGAAAGAACAAAGGAGAACTGATTGAAATGATTAAGCAAAGAGATGTTACGCCAGTTTCAGCACCAAAAGTTGAGACGAAAACTGATGTAAATGTAATCCCACATGTAAAAGTAGAGATGAGTAAAGATAGTTATACAAAAGACCTTTTGAAAGAACAATATGCTTTACATAAGGCGTATGTTAATGGAAGGATAAGTACCACTAAAAAAATAGGTGTAAGAGTAAGATTACCTTGTATTCCCGAAGACATAAGTGAAAATATTGTAAAATTCATACTTCATAATAAAGTCAAAGATACTACATCAAGGTGGGATTGTAAAAAGGGTGATTTACAATCAGAAAAGGAAGGCAAACAAGAATGTAAATGTTTTACCAGTGATGGACCTCCTTCATTTACGCCATCATCTGATTGGGATGTAATATACTTTCTTGATGCAAGGAACTGGTTAAATGATAAGTTTATACTATACCGAGTTTTACTGAAAAGAACATCATCTGAATGGAAAAATATAAAAGTAAATAAGACTCAAACATTTGAAGACCAAACGAAACAAGGTCGTCGTCCTCGTATAATTTGGGAATCTCTACAACCACAAATTAGTTCTTATTGCAATAAGGTGTATGATGGAACATTTGATGATATATTTAATTATATTGAAGTAAAGGATTGAAATGTTCGTTGCTCTAAGGTGTGCATAACTTCGGCACTGGCAGGTATTTGACTTATTGTGTGATTATATATAACTATCAGGGCGAGCAGGGTTGTTTGATTTAATACCATTTATTCAAGTGATATTGTGTAGTTTTACATAATATAAATTATAAAATACCTTAAATTTTTCAGATCAAACAACCCTGCTCACCCTTGTAACAGCATGTAGTCTCATAACCAAAAAATTTGAAATCGCAATTACGTTTTTTTTGATTTTTACAAAAACACCCGAGTTCACATAAAAATGAAGCTGTTGTTAATAAATTTATTTGCTACGCTGATTTCTAGCATGGGGGACCAACCGAAAATGGCTGTTACGAAGGACACTGCTGTACAATCTTCTGAAGGTGTAGATAGCGAGTGTCCTGTCTGTATGGATGTATTGGTTTCAGGGCACACCGTTTACCCTCCATGTGCTCACCCGATTTGCCAAACTTGTTACGAAGGCATATTTAAACATCAGTCTGCCCCTACATGTCCGCTTTGTCGCGGTTCCTATACTGTTGCCCATGAGGTTGTGCCAATTCCTTTGCCACCAAACACAACTGGTGAAAACGGAAATCAGAATCTTTGGCTCACATTTCGCCTTTTGTTGCGGTTTATACATCAGTTGCTAAGTATTTACTATGCGTTAGGGGGAGAAAGACTTGGGTAAAACTGCTTTTCTTATTGGCGTCTTTAAAGGTAGCATACCGGCAAGTACCAAAGTCAAGTAGACACAAAGGGTCTTCAACATCGTACGGCTGTAGCTGTAAAGTGCCCTAAACTTAAGTAAACATCTATGAAAGGGGATGTACTTAACTTTAGCACTTCAAGGTATCGTGGTCACTAGGGCTGTTTAATTTACAAGGGTGAGCAGGGTTGTTTGATCTGAAAAATTTGAGGTATTTTATAATTTATATTATGTAAAAACTGCAAAATATAAGCTGAATAAATGGTATTAAATCAAACAACTGTGCTCGCCCGGATAATATCATTCAACTTATATTTTGTAATTCCTACACAATATGAATTATAAAATACCTTAAATTTGTCAGATCAAACAACCCGGTTCACCATTGTAGAAAGGTGCTTAGCACCTTCGGTGAAATTGCTGTTTTTAAAAATAATTCTTACAAATTGTTGTTATATTTGTGGCTTTTTTCAATAAAGTGATGGCTAACGACCCGTAAATTTACACCATCATGTTTTCAAACCAGCTGGTATCACCAACGTGTCATATCAAAACACTGCTCATTTTCTTCGCATTCTGTTCAGAAAATGAGCAGTGTTTTGATATGCCCGTGGGGCTAAAATAAGCATGGGTGTAAAAATTTATCAAACTTATAATTAAGGTATGAAAATAGGAATTATAGATATGTTCAAAGATAAAAATGGGTTAAAAATACTAACCCACGCCTTATTTGTAATGGGTATAATACCGGTTGTGTATAACATTGAAAGCATTATTTCAAACAAAACAAACTTGGTGTTATTGATAGCACAAACAGATATTAGGCATTGGATTTTTACAGATTCATCTTTTTTGCTAGATGAAAAAATGCACCCAATTCCTTTAGGGGTATTTGACATATTCAATAAAAAATTACTATTAATTTCCTACTCAATGTTGAGTGCCCTTAAGAGTCTTGGTTGTTTATTAATAAAACGTAAAGAAAGATTGCGTGAGCGGTTTAAATTACAACTTCAACAAACTAAAATTTTCCTATTTGATAAAGTAGGACTGTTTTATGGATTTAATGTACCATTAGAACTTTGGCGTAATCGACGATATTTAGTCACGGCAAACAAATCGTCTTGCTTTTTAAAAGAAATTGCGTCTTTCAGAGACGAAACAAATATTGCCATTTATAAAAACGCAACTTTTGTACAATTTATACCGGAAAGGACTGTTGACGGAAGAAAATTTCTTTACAACTGGCTGTATGAAGAGTTTTTGTAAGGCTAGATACTACAAGGGTGAGCTGGATTGTTTGATCTTAAAAATTTAAGGTATTTAATAATTTATAATATGTAAAAACTACAAAATATAAGTTGAATTAAATCAAACAACCCAGCTCGTCCGGATAGCTATTACAGAAGTTAAGTACTCCATCTGAGTATAACTTCGAACTACAGAATCTTATGAATGCGTAATAACTTAAATATCTCCTACCGGCCAATACCGAAGTTAATTACACCCAAAGGTGTACAACTTCGTACGGCTGTAGCTGTAAATTGCCGTAAAATTAAGCATACTCCTCTGAAAGGGGGTGTACCGTGAAGTGCCGAAGTCAATTACTTCCCTTTTAGAGGGAAAGTACTTACAAGGGTGAGCTGGGTTGTTTGATCTGAAAAATTTAAGGTATTTTATAATTTATATTATGTAAAAACTACAAAATATAAGTTGAATAAATGGTATTAAATCAAACAACTCAGCTCACCCGGGTAACTTTATTGCACTTTCACGGCGGCTGCCGTGCGAATTCGTACCCCAAAGGGGTACCTAACTTCGGCAATTCACGGTAATTAAACCCCCTTTCAGAGGGGTGTGCTTAACTTCGGCACTTCACGTTAGTTATATTTAACAGGATTCTGAACTTTGGTATTTCACCATGTATATTTTAGAACATTGAATCATAACTTGATTTAAATATCGTCATTAAAAGCTCATTTCGTATAATAGATGTTCTATGTTGTTGTCTTTCCATATCTCTGGGTATGGAGTCTAACCAATTTCTAATTGCTTCGTAAAAATCATAGTTAATATAAGCTCCTTTATTTTCACAATCAATTATTGCTAATGGACAATTTTTTGTGGGATAAATTTTTAACCCATATATTTTTGTAGATGTTGTTTTTTTTAGGCGTATATATATATTTCCGATTGGAGGGTTTCTACACCCACACAAACAATATTCATCTGTTTCTTTGTCACTTCTAATAACCCAGCAATCCGTATAATATGTAGACAATATTTTTAGTTCAGAATCTAAATTATTTATATGTATTTTTAAATCATTTAGGTCTAAATTATCAGTCATTTGTTTGAACCCTTGAATATTAGAATTATTATTTTTAAATACCACTTTTACCTGAGAGTACCGAAGTTAAATACACCCTTAGGGTGTGCGACTTTGTACGGACGTAGCTGTGAAGTACAGTAAAGTTAAGTACACCCAAAAGATGTAGGACTTTGTACCGGCGTAGGTCTAAAGTACCAGAAAGTTAAGTACAATCCTCTGAAAGGGGTGTATTTAACTTCGGCACTTCACTGTAACATTTAACGTACCGTTATTTTTCGTTTATATAATAACACCCGATTATATTAATAATAATGAGTAGACGGAATAGATCATATTCCGAAATATCATTTGATTGTTGTGATGGGTATGTAAGGGATGGACGAGACGGGCGGGATGGCAGAGATGGTTATTCTACAAATACTGGGGCTACTGGTTCCACCGGGCAAACTGGTCCATTGGGGCCTAGAGGCCTCGATGGAAGTGCTACAAATACTGGTGCTACTGGTAATATTGGTCCTACTGGCTATACCGGTCCGATTGGCCCTCTCGGTAAAGGTGATACCGGTCCAACCGGCAACACCGGGTTTGGCGAAACTGGAGCCACTGGACCAACTGGCTTTGGCGAAACTGGAGCCACTGGACCAACTGGCTTTGGCGAAACTGGGGCCACTGGACCAACTGGCTTTGGCGAAACTGGAGCCACTGGACCAACTGGCTTTGGCGAAACTGGAGCCACTGGACCAACTGGCTTTGGTGAAACTGGTGCTACAGGGCCAACGGGCTTTGGTCATACAGGGGCTACAGGGGCGACGGGCTTTGGTGATACAGGGGCTACAGGAGCGACGGGCTTTGGTGAAACTGGGGCTACTGGACCGACTGGACCATTAGGATTAGGTGTGACAGGTCCTACAGGTATTGCTGGTTTTGGTCTAACAGGTCCCACTGGGCCAATAAATACAACAGGAAAAATAGTATGGACATTTTCAACTGATTCCTCAGTTTCTACGGGGGATTATGTTGGTCAAGGCAATTCTTCAGCGATATATTTGCGTAATACAACAGTTGTGCCTTTTTCATGTACAGCTACATCAATAACATTTAGCATACGAAAATTAGCCAGTTCGGCAAACAGTTATACAGCAACCTTTTATGTTAATAATGTCGCATCTAGTCTAACAGCATTTATTCCGGATGGTTCTACTACAGTATCTATTACATCACCCGGTTCGGTTTCTATATTTCCACTTGATTTAATAACGGTACAGGTATTGTGGTCGGGTGGATCTTTGAATGACGGAGTAGCTATTTCTATAATTGCTATCACCTGAAAATATGACCTTCTATGTAAAAAGGTTAATAGTTTTGAAAATATACCGTGAAGTGCCGAAGTTACAAGGGAGAGAAGGGTTGTTTGATCTGAAAAATTTAAGGTTTTTTTTATAATTTATATTATGTAAAAACTACAAAATATAACTTGAATAAATGGTATTAAATCAAAAAAAAAAAACCTGCTCGCCCGGATAAGTACACCCGCTTTCAGAGGGGGTGTATTTAACTTCGGCACTTCACACCTACGGCCGTGCGAAGTTATGTACCCCTATACCGGTCAGTACCGAAGTCAAGTACACCCAAAGGGTTTACAACTTCTTACGGCCGTAGCTATAAAGTACTGTAAAGTTAAGTACACCCCTCTGAAAGGGGTGTACTTAACTTCGGTACTTTACGGTATGGAGGGACATAACTTCGGCTGTGGCCGGTTATATTACATAAATATGAAGGAATTATTAGACCAATAAACATTTGAAACTGGTACTTTGAGAAGTTTTTTTGCCCCAGAAATCTTTTCCAGTGGGTGCCGGTTTGAAATGTTCAGAGGTCTAATAAAAGCAAAAGAGAAATTTCTGAAGTTTCATATTACAGAGCATCATTTGATAAGAATTTTAAGAGAACTATCCGGGCGAGCACAGTTGTTTGATTTAATACCATTTATTCAAGTTATATTTTGCAGTTTTTACATAATATAAATTATAAATACCTCAAATTTTCCAGATCAAACAACCCTGCTCACCCTTGTAGATACTTATAAGAATGTGTGTCCTACAAACTCATATAAACAGACGCTTCGTTATAATTATAGTTCTAGATTTTAAATTATCATGAACAATATTGCCTTATCATTCTGCGAACACATAAAAAATGAAGATTTATATGACAAAACTCCTGCAGGGCTTCTTTGGAAAAAATACTCTGAATCAAATCCCGAATTAGAATTTAAGTGGAACAATAATGTAAAATATGTAGACACCTTTGATTCAGTCGAATCAGTGGAATGGGCTAAATATTTATTTAAAATGGCTACCAAATTACTTGGAGGAAATATTATAGATTTTAAATGCGATGATTCATTAGCATTCACTCCTAATGATATTAAAAACGGCTATCACCTTATTGTTGCCAATTGGTATTATAATATGTGTCATAAAAATGTGTGTTCTCTCAAAAATGTTTCTCTGCGTAATCTGACACGGTTTGAGTCAGAACGTCGTGAGCGTATAATTAATAAATTAACACATTGTGTAGGGGATTTTAATATGTGCGATGATGAAAAAGATGCTATATGTGCGTATTTTTTGATTCGGCGTTCTGACAAATTCAAAAATATGTTTATAGCAAATAAACTATTTGCGTTACAGGTTCTGAATAGATATGCGACAGAAAATGGCATACGATTCGAAGATGCTGAGGCAGTTATGAGGGAATATGTATATTTGACTCCACATAAAATGTGAAAAAAATTATATTTTATTTGGGCTCTGCCGGTTTTTTATACGAGCCTGCTGAGTTGTTTTATCTGGAAAATTAAAAGTTTTTAAAATTCGATTATGTAAAAGTACAAAATGTATGTTGAATAAATGATGATACAGAGAAGTTACTACAAGGATGAGCAGGATTGTTTGATCTGAAAAATTTAAGATAATTATAATTTATATTATGTAAAAACTACAAAATATCATTTAAATAAATGGTATTAAATCAAACAACTCTGCTCGCCCGGATAAGTTAAGTACACCCAAAGGGTTTACTACTTTACATGGACATAGCTGTAAAGTACCATAAGTTAAGTGCCGACTAGTGCCGAAGTTAGGCACCCCTTAATGGGGTACAACTTCGCACTGCCGTAGCTGTGAAGTTCCATAAAATTAAGTACACCTCTCTAAAAGAGGAAATACTTAACTTCGCACTCTACGGTATAAATACGCCAAACTTTTCTGATCAAACAGCCCAGTTCACCCTTAAAGGTAACTAAATAATAAACGAAGTGAATATGCTAGCTTTAATTGTATTTTTAAATGCGATAGTTAAAAAATACAAACCGGTCTAAATTTATATCATTCCACAGACTGTAATATAATTTTTCTCCACCATTAATGTCTATCTTTATAAGAGACAACTGTTTATGTCTATATCTAATCGTACCTATAATTATAATTTCGTCTTTTTCCAACTTCGCCTACCGGCCAGTACCGAAGTTAAGTACACCCAAAGGGTGTACTTAACTTCCTACTGTAGCAACTGTAAAGTACTGTAAAGTTAAGTTGACCCCTCTGTAAGGGGGTGTACTTAACTTCGGTGCTTCACGCTAACCTGCCTGAAACTTGACCTTGAATTCATCACGGTCTTTATAGGTCAACATATTTTTTTTTGTATTATATTATAGGCAATTACAATAATTTTAGATAACCGTATTTTGTAATTGATAATTTTACCAGAGGTGAAATATTGAAAAGGTATGTTTATTTCCCGGATTTCATTTCTATTCATTGATTAAAAATGACTGACATAGGTGTTTTTAAAAAAACCGAAGATACAACTCATGAACGTAACGAAGATAAAAAACGCACTATTACCGAAAAAACGGAAGACGCATATTGGCGAGCAATAAAACGTATTAAACGTGGCATGGGTCTTCCCGAAAACGACGGTAATATGGATTTTTTACTTGATTATGATTCTGTACACAGATGGATTGAGGAACTTAAATTATCTAATTCAAGCAAAAAAACCTATTATATTGCTATTCACCACACTATTGATAGCCTGAAAGACCCCGAATTCGGGCTTGTTGGAAAACAGTACGACACGGACATGATGGCTTTTATTAAACGTACTCAAAAACCGCCTAAAAAGCCGAAAAATGATACTATAACTTGGAATGAGATTCTTGCCGTTAGGGCGGGGCTTGAGAAAAAGGCGGCAAAGGACTCTAAAAATTTCTTGCTTGATTATATCATTTTGTGTATGTATACCTACATGCCACCCTCACGATGTGAATATGTGCGGATGAAAATAATTACAGGGGCAACTGCTAGCAAATCCCAACCTGAAGAGATGAGCAACTATATCCTTCTGCGTGAACGGTCGGCATATGTCGTTTATTCTGACCATGTCACAATTAAAGCACCCATTGCTCTTGTTAAGGCCTTACACACATGGGTGAAATTTAACAAACATGATTATCTTTTTGTGAAAGTCGATGGGAAACCAATGCTTAAAAATACCCTTTCGCAACGCATTTTATCTATTTTCCAGCGTGAGATAAAGAAGAAACTTGGCGTAAACTCTATTCGCAAGGCATATGTTGCGTCGGTTCGTAACGAGGTTGAGGAAAATAAAACTACGGAGTAGGCTTTATTTCGATACTTAGCTGACTACCGTGAAGTACCAAACTTAAGTAAAGCCCTCTGTCAGAGGGCTTTACTTATCCGGGCGAGCTGATTTGTTTGATTTAATATCATTTATTCAACTTATATTTTGTAGTTTTTACATAATATAAATTATAAAATAACTTAAATTTTTCAGATCAAACAACCCAGCTCACCCTTGTAACTTTGGTAATTTACAACTTCAGCCTTACGAAGTTGTACATTATTTGGATATACTTAACTTCGGTATTGGCCGGTAAGTCCACAAAAGACCGTTCCACGACTCAATGAATAATTTTTCACCAAAAAATAGAGAGGCATTACAATTTAAAATGAGTATATATTTTTTTAATCTAAAGGACAGTGCTGGAAATCTAGCATATATTTTTTTTGATATACAGATTGCAGTTTCACTGGCTTTCGAAAAAAATCTTCTTTTAGAAAGAGTTCGTTGCTACGAAGATGGGCGATTTTCAGTAATGATTATACGCCAGATTGAAGGGTAAAATCAACTAAATTTTAGTAAATCTATACTCCTGTGTTCTTATATTCTCTTCGTTTTCCTTTAAATAAATATGTTTTACATCTTAGCGATATTTTGTTTTAGTTAGCATTTTTATAATAGAAAGCCAAGGACGTTTAATTTGTTCAGTACAACCTTCAACTTTTATACCATTTAGACCGGTGCGGAATTTAAATGAGCGTTTTATATCGGACTTAAACTAATTCGGATGTAAAGAAATAGTATGACTGATTGGAGAAGAGTATTTGGTTTTGAAAAACATACATACGTTTAATCATTTCCAGTTACCAGTCTTTTTTATTATTCGGAGTAAATTTCTATAAAGATACTATTACCGTGAAGTACCGAAGTTAAGTACACCCCTTTCAGAAGGGTGTACTTTACATTACTTTACAGCTACGGCCATACGAAGTTGTACACCCTTTGGGTGTACTTAACTTCGGTACTGACCGGTACGGACATAAATGTTGGTCATATGCTTGATATGAGTTTTGAGCCTAATAAATATGATTCTTCGGCATTTACTATAAAGAAAACAACAGATATGTGCAGTTATGTTCCAAAACATATTAGATCGCCGAACATTTCAAACCGGCACTTCGGGGAAAAAAATCTAAAAGTGCCCGTTTCAAATGTTCATTGGTCTAATGATAAAGTAAAACTAAACGTTCTATCTCAAGTTAAAGTAATTGATAAACGGCTAGTTGGAAATAATATTTATAAGTTTAGACCCGTGTGCAATATAAACGCACACGTGACGGCGACTGATTCAGATTTTTAGAATAAGAAATTTTCCGAAGTAGTTGTAAAAACCCTCATTTAAAATCCGCACGTGTCTAAGAGTTGATATTATTGAAAAAGAAATTACAAGGGCGATCTGGGTTGTTTAATCTGAAAAATTTAAGGTATTTTATAATTTATATTATGTAAAAACTACAAAAATATAAGTTGAATAAATGGTATTAAACCGCCTTGCTTTAGAGTGCCGAACATTTCAAACCGGCACTCAGGAAAAAAATACGGGAGCAAAACTTTCTAAAAGTGAACGTTTCAAAATTTTAGGGTACCCTTTTCGTTTGGACAGTTTTACAATATTATTTAAAGGTGCTTGAATGATTTAAATAATATAAAATAAGTATGAAACTTTTTATAGATGGAGAAAACAATGTATCATATATCACTAAATATTTATCATTTGAAAATACCTCCATAGAGGAATGCGATTATATATTAAGTGCTAAAATGCCTTGGGGAACAATTGATAGCGGATTGATTCAACAAGCACTGACTTCTTATAAAGATATTAATAAAAAAGTACTGGCTTTTTTAATAACAGATAGTTCCACCACATTTAGAATACCGCAAAACGTGTATTTATTTAGAACAAGTTTACAGAAAAGTAAAAATATCTGCAATGAATTTATACTTCCATATATATGGGAAGGTTTTGCTGATAGATTAATATGTCCTTTGGAAAAAAAGGATAAATCTGTAGTTGGATTCTGTGGTCAAAATAATGCTTGGAGAAAAAATGTACTTTTAAAACTTGAGCAAACCGAACCGATTGTTTGTAATTTTTTGGTAAAACAGCATTTTTGGGGTGGGGCACCACATAATAAAGGTGTTATTAATGATTTTATAAATAACATACAAAATAGTCACTACACCCTTTGTAATCGAGGGACGGGGAATTTTTCTATGCGTTTTTATCAGGTGCTATCTGCTGGAAGAATACCTATATTTGTAAACACAGATATGAAGTTGCCTTTCGAAACTGAGATTGACTGGAAATCTATAAGCGTTAGTGGCAATAACGACGATGAGCTTATATCTAATCTTATTTCGTTTGACAGTACAGTAGATATTGTTGAGGTCCAAAGGAAATGTAAGATTATTTATGATAATTTTTTCTCACCTGAAAAATATCTTCAGAAAATATTTAGTTTATTAGATAGTGGCTGTGAAAACATTGATTAACAATGAAACATACCGTGTGCCGTGAAGTGCCGAAGTTAAGTGCTATTCGGGCGAACTGGGTTGTTTTATTTAATATGATTTATTCGACTTATATTTTGTAGTTTTTACATAATATAAATTATAAACACCTTAAATTTTTTCAGATCAAACAACCTATTCGGGCGAGCAGGGTTGTTTGATTTAATACCATTTATTAAACTGATATTTTGTAGTTTTACATAATATAAATTATAAAATACCTTAAATTTTTCAGATCAAACAACCCTGCTCGCCCTTGTAGCTCACCCTTGTGGTCGGCAAATGGACATGTGAGCGGTGTTTTACGCCGGTGGATTTTTAAAACCGGCTATTGAAACCAACGAGTCATATCAAATCACGACACAATTTCTTCGCTTTCGGTGAAAAAAGTACTCGTTTGAAATGCCC